GTCTCCACCTCCGCAGGCGGCCCCTCTTCGGGTGGTCCGGCTGGCGGCAGATTCGGCGGCATCCCGACGAGCACCGTCTTGAGCAGCGCAATCGCCGCGGCGACATGCTCCGGCGTGGGCGCCTGCCCGGTCGCCATCAGCGTCGCGACAAACATCGGGTTCATGAGGTCTTCCGCCTTGGAGACCGAGACCTTCACGGGCTCCGGCGACTTCGGCTTCGGATCGATGACCACCTTCGCCGGATCGAGGCCGGAGAGTTCGATGATTTCCTCGATGATCGGTTTCGGATTGACGAAGCCGGACTGCGCCGTCAGGTTCAGCGCGCGCGCCAGTTGCTCGATGCGCTGCTCCACGTCCAGGCGCACCGTGGAGTCCACGCGCACCGAATACGTGAAGGCATTGGCGATGAGTTGGCGATGCTCGCCGAGTTCGTCGGGCAAATCGAAGGTGCCATACAGCGCGAGATGCCCCGCGAGCACTTCCACGATCCCGAGGACAAACTTGGTGCCCTTGTCGCGTTCCTGCCCCACGCGGGTCTGAAAGTTCTGCTGGATAATCTTGGCTTCTGAGGCTGATCGTTCACCGGATGCAAACGCCCCGGCCTGATTCGTCCCGACCTGCCACTGCTCAGTGATGTCACCCTTTAGGATCCGGTCGATCTCCCACCGCTCCGGCGGAAACGCCGCACGCGAGACTTCCCCGATCGCCCTGTCACCGGGGCCGTTCGTCCAGATGAACCCCTGAAAGTCGCCCTTATCGATTCTGGCGCGCGCGTTCGCGCTGATCCGGTTGGTGTCTCCCCAGCGGAACGGAATCGAGTGCTTCCGCTGTAACGCCATGTCCCCGCGCGAATCTTCCAATTCGTTGACCAGGAATCGGCTGATCGAGGAATCCGACGGCGGCAGACTGTCATCGCTGATGTAGGTCAGCGTCAGGACTTGGATCGGGTTGCGGACGACCCCCACCATCCGCCCGGTCTCTTCGTCGCGCTGCTGCGCGGTATAGGGCTCGTTCTTCACGGGCTCATCGAGGCCGTCCACGAGCACCAACCGCTGGAGCGCCTTGAAGCTCGTTTCCTCCGCGTGGTAGAAGTGCCGCCAATAGAACACCTCGGTGTAATTCACCACCTCGGTATCGCGGAACTTGCTGCTGTCAGTGTTCAGGCTGTGCGTCGTGCCGCCGGAGCGCTTGTCGGTGCCGAGCACGTCATCCCTGACCGTGTCGTCCAAGCCAAACTCACGTTGTGCCTGCGCCCAGGTCAGCCGCCCGTCATGCCCCAACCACCGCGCGTGATCGTAGTTGCTGCCGGTGAAATCGGAGGGGATGAGCAGATCCGCCGGGCTGATGCGCTGCACGAGATACTGCCGGTCCACCGTGTGCTCCACGGTCTCCATCGGCATCTGAAAGGCCCCGGTCATCATGGCCTGCTGAATGTCGGGCGGGAGCGTGGCAGGGTCGATCGTCGGCACCTCGCGCGGTTCCGTCCGCGTTTCGCACGAGATGAGCACGCCCCCGATACCAGCGGCGTTGATGACATCCGCCAGCACTTCCTCGATCGTGGCCCCTACGCCGGCTTCCGCGATCGTGTCGTTGAGCTCACGGCCAAACGCCGGGACCGCTGGCCGGAACTGCTCATCTCGAGGGGTGAGCCGGACTTCTGGCGTCTGGGAGTAGAGCTGCGCGATCTTGGCTTTCGTCAGCGGCCAGTCCTGATTGACCGACACGCCGCGCGAGGTCAGGAGGCTTGTGCTGTCGGTCTGCCGCTCCGTCTGCCGGCGCTTATCGACGTTTTCCTGCCAGAGCGCGACGCGGTCCTCCCGGCGACGGCGGGAGGCTTCAATGCGGCGCTGCCACGGCGCCCACGCCTCGGATCCGGTCTGCTGTGCGAGTTCGTCAGCCATAAAAAAATGGCGCCACGGGCCGAAGCCCGCGCGCCCATTCACCACAGGGAGGAGGATTCAGTTACGCCGCCGCGACGGGCTCAGGGTGCATCTCGCTCCAGATTTTGTTCACGAGATCAGAGAACGACGTCACGAGCCGCGCGAACGCCATCCGCTGCTCCACGGTTTTGTTCTTGTAAATCAGGTGGATCCCGTCGTTGCCGTCGATCGCCACGGTGACCGCGCCGCCCAGATATTTCCCCGGCTTCACGGTCGCGAGCCGGTCGATCACCTCGTCACTCAGCCCTGACGGGTTCACCGGAAAGCCGTTTTGAAACGCCGGCCGCTTGAGGACTTGCGTCTCCCGGCGCAGCTTCTCCTGGTAATCGGTATCGCCGAAGTTCACTTCGCGCGGGCGCTGATTCTGTTGGAGCACCGCGAGCGTCTCCGCCACCTGCGACTGCGAGGCGCCGAAGCTCTCGGCCAGTTTCAGGATCGCGGCGGCGAGTGAGGGATCCTCGGTCTCGGTCTGGGTCTTTGCCATGGTCATGTCCTTTCGAGAAGCAGGGGACGGATACGGCCTTTGAACATGCAGGGGCCATCAGATAAAGGCATCCGCCGCCGCGAGCATCGTCAGCCAGCGGTCAGTGGCCGTGCCGGTGAGCGTCGTCAGGTGGTGCTCGATCAGCGACGCCAGCGACGCGGCGGGAAATGTCGCCGGGACGTAGGCATCGTTGAGATAGGCCACAAGCTTGTCGTTGATCGTCATCGCGCTTGGGCCGCCTTCGCCCATGCCGCCGTCGTATCCATCCCGCGCGCGATCTCCTCGTCAATCAGCGCCTGGATCTCCGCTGGGATCGCGTGCATCGGCTCCACGCCCATCGCTTGCAACACCGTGACGCGCTGCACGGGGGTCTTCTTGAACGGCACATGTCGATGCACCAGATCCGGCCGGTACCCGTCGAAGCCGTACACGTGATCGTCACGGCCGAGCGGGGACGTGGACGAGACGTACACCTTCACGCCCAGTGCTCGCGCAAACCCGATCCAGTATTCCAAGCACGGCCGCTGCACGAGGTATTCCGCGTGCTCCTCATAATCAATGCCCCAGATGCCGATGACGGGCGCGCCCTCGGAGAGCGCCTGCAGGAACATCCAGGCACCCGTGGAGGTGACGTACTCTCGATCCACCGCCCCGCGCGCCACTAGCCACGCCTGGATCTCGGCCCACGGGATCACGACGTGGTTCACGATCTCGTGGTTCTCGATCGTCGGCACGTCCGGCTCCGGCGTAAAGCCGTCCAGCACATACACGGGCGCCGTCCGGCCTTCCGTCTCCGGCGACGTGAGCCACGCCCGATACCGCGTGGACCACGTTTTCTCGCCGGCCCGCACTGAGGGCCGATGCACGTCGTACCAGCGATCGATCCGAGAGCGCGCGAGGCCCTCACAGCACGAGGCGTGCGCCCAGATGGCCCACTCGGGATTGTCAAAGGGGGCCCGTACCCAACTCTTGCCCCCTCCGACAATCGCGATCGGTCGCATCGCTTAACTGACCGACGCGAACGCCCGGTTGACGTACACGACGATCTGGTCAATACCCGGCGTCCCGGTGGCCACCGAGTCCGTGTCCGGCTGCGCCGAATAGGAGTAGGCCCCGAACAGAAACGTGCCCGCGCCCGCGCTGACGCCCAGCACGACGCGTCCGGTCCCTTCCGAGGCTTCCCCGGCCTGCAAGGCCCCGCCGCCTGACACGATGGTGCCGTTGCTGCCGGCGTGGGCGCCGGAGTACCAGCCGCGCACGAGATACCAGCCAAACGTGCTGGCCACCGTGGCCGCCGTCGCAATCACGACCGGCCCCTTGGCCGAGACGGTCAAGAGGGCGGTCACCTGTGACCGGACGCCGGTCGGGCCGTGGACGGTGACCCACGAGCCGGCGACCGTCGAGGCCACACCGGGGAGATAGACGTAGAGGTTGCCGTCGCTGGCCTCGCACTCCACGCCCACGGGATTGCGCGCCGTGGTGTCGATGTCACCAGGGGCGCCGACTGCGGCTTGATCAACGAAATACGCCATGATGTGACCCCCTGTCTACGTGAACAAGACGCCGCCGCGGCTGCGGTTGCGCGTGGCAAGCTGTACAACGCTGAAAAGCTTCATATTGGTCATGGCCGCGTTGATGTGATCGACCGGCTCACGCCGCGAGCGCCACGCGGACTTCACCACAAACAACTGGGTGTCTTTGGTGTTGAACATCCACATGGAGTCGGTCGAGTTGCCGCTGGAGAAGATCACATCCGCGTTCTTGAACTGCACGGCCTTGAAGGAGCCGCTCGCCGTGGACGAGTCCACGTAGCGCTGATTGGCGACGAGTTTCCCGACGTAGACCCCGTGGACCGCGGCGGAGGTCACGACGACATTCGGGGCGCGGCCCGAGCTGCCCTTCGCGCTCGCGTTGTGGAGGGTTTCCATGTCGGCCAGGAGCGCCGCGGCCGCGTCGTAGTCCTTGAACTGGTTCTTCCACCAGGTCTCGGTGTCACTCACGATGGTGCCCACGGTGCCGGTGCCGGCTTCGGTGTAGAGGTCCACGAGCGTGTTGAAGCCGTCGGTGCCGCCGGTCGCGGCAAAGAACGCGTTCTCGATCGCCTGATCGTGGGAGGTCAAGAGGTTGTCGACGATGGCGGCGACGAGATCGACCTTCTGTGACTTGTCGCTGTTGACCGCCTCATCGAAGAAGCTCCAGTTCGCCGGCACGACCAGCGGGATGTAGCTGTAGCTGGCGGCGGTGAGGACTTCGGTTTTCGCGGTGGAGGTCGCGGTAACGTCGGTCGCGAGGAAGTCAGCGCCGGTGTTCGCCTGGTAGTCCAGGGTGAGCTGCAAGGTCGCCCCGCCGGAGGTCATCTTGACCCCGCCGAGCTTCTGCAGATGCTTCAGGAAGGAGCTATCGCTCCACTGGTCGGCGGCTTTGCTGCGCTCGTTGACGACGTCGTCGTAGGTGGAGGCGACGAGTTGGGAAAACGGAATGGCCATGCTGCCCTCTCACTGAAAAGGTTGTCAGGTGTCCCCGAAAACCCTGCAGTAAGGAGCAGGAGCCCAGGCGGCGCTGAAGCGGCCACCGTGTCTACGTCAGAGCGTGCGCCAGTTATTTGACAAAAGCAAATAAAATCGACGGCGCGAATGTTGAAAGATCAGCGATGAGGTACGACCATGAAGACACCGAAGCGAATACCCGAGCGTCACGGCAAGCCCTACGCGCGTGAGACCGCCAACGAGATCGCGACCGTGTACACGCCGCCGCCGGTGGTGGAGACCCCGGCGCCCCCGCCTGCGGTGACGGTCGCGGACGCTCCACCGCGGCCCACCTTCGACAAGGGGGATGCGTGGCCCAAGCACGACAAGGACAGCGCGCAGTTCGACCCGACCGACGATCGCTAGCGGCCGGGATTATTCGTACGCGCCAAGGTTGAGCAGGGCACCGGCCGCGTCAAAGTAGAAGTCGGTGTAAAAGCCCGTGTAGCCGAGAGTGTGCCGACGATGGTCGTGCGCACCCTCGGGGAGCCCAGTCATCGGCTCGTTGGCGTAGACCATGATCGTCGTGACGGCCGGCAGGTGCACACTCCCGTCGTAGGGCGCCTCATGAAACGGAATCCCAGCCCGTGTCAACATGACGATGAGCACGTCGCGGTCCGTCATGCACCGCCACCGCGTTCCAGTCGCGCCAGCGTGCGGGCGGCGATATCCGCCGTCGAGGCGCCGCTGGGCGTGCGGGGGGCCTCACTGCCGGCGCGTGGTACTGCGGTGGAGCGGGCCGCGCCGTTGAGTTCCTTGAGCACGGCTTCTCGGACCGTGTTGCGGTCGGCGGAGAGCTTCGGGATGACGACCTGCCGATAGGCGCCCTCCAGCGAGAGGGTCGGCCGCCGGCCGGCCTGCTGGGCCGCCGCCGAGTCGTCCTGCAAGGCTTTGAGGATCGCGTCTTCATGGTCGGCAAAGCCGGGCCACGTCTTCGCGTCCGTGATCTGGGCGCGCGTGTGCTCGGCGAATTGCTGGCGGACGTGCTCGGCCTGTTGGCGCTGCTGCGCCTGCTGCTCGCGCTCCGCGAGCGGTTTGATCTTCGCGTCGAGTTTCTTTTCGAGCTGCGCCTCTTTCCAGTCCAGTAACTTCTGAATCCCCGC